AGCCCTATCCCCTCTCTACGTCACTATGGGCTTAATGACAAGACAAATGCAAGAATCTACCCGTTAGGATCTTCTGGATATTGTGTCATGTTAGGTGTCACGACACCATCTTTTTCTGTTGAACCGTAAAGAGTAACTAAAGCTGCGGTATCTGCACAGTTATCAATCTCTGTTTCTCTTGTTGTACAAGCAGTTCTGACCGCAGTTCTGTAAGTTTTTATTGCTGTAGGTATAGCTTTTGATGTCTCTGCTTTTCTTACAACGTACCAATCATATTTTGCTAACAAAGAACCAGCAGTTGCTTTTTCCTGTGCTTTTAATACTGATTTAACACCTAAGTTAACAACCTGATTTCCATTTTCATCTTTTACTAAATTACCTTCTTGATCTTTTGCATCTACATCATCAAGTGCTTTTGCAGATCCATCGCCATTATAAAAACGACCATCATACACTGGATCGTCAGCAACTTCTGTAATGCCTATTGCTTCTTTTTCAGCTTTAGTTGTCAGTCTTAACCAGTTAGCAGGGTACTGTGTTCCATTAGATGTTTTGAATGGAACATCAACTGGTAAAGGTTTTTCGTTTAATAAAAATGCCATACCTATATATTACCTCGCCCTTGCATATTTGAAAGGAGATTCTGCAAATGCTATATAAATAATTGTTCCACCACTACCATTAAGATCATTTCCCGTATTTCTTAATTTGAAACCATTTGATAATAAGTCAAGTGATGTAAAACTTATTTCTGCATTAATAAGATTTGGACTAATATAATTATCAATTACATTGAAAGCTGGTCTTTTATTGTCAAAAATATACCAATCACTTGAAGCATCATCTGTTCTTTTTACGATAATCAAAGCTGGTCTAAACCCAAGAAACACAAACGTGCCATCGGTTGATCCGTTGCCTGTATATGACCCAAACTTGCTATACCCTTCTACTTCGCTAAAACAATAGGTAACATAAGTTCCTCCAGTGTGATTTATATGTGCGTTTACATCATTATTAATTCCATTTTTTAAAGTCATAGTTGTTGAACTTACAGCACTAACGGTCCCATGATAATTTGGAGATTCTCCATTATCTAAGTTTAAAAAGAGTTCTTTTGCACTATTACCACCATTCATACCTCCCGTTAAACTTTGATGATTAACGGTCCAATGAGCACCGCCTTGTCCTACGGTTCCTAAGTTTCGAGATTTTGAAATCCTAAAAACAGGAGGCACACCTAAACCATGACCAATCGTTGCACCATCAACATCATTACCTGAGTGAGTGATAATAGAAAATCCTGCTGTTGGATTTGCTTTTACTGTTGTCTGAATAGTTCCGTCAAAATTACTTGATCCAAGAGTTGAGTTTGTATTTATCTGCCCTCCCATTCCACTATGCACTGAGCACCAATAGTAGAGCACTGGTGCGGATGCTGGTACTGTTATATGTAATCTTCTTGTAGTAGCTGCTGCAAATCCTAATGTATATTCATTATAAGTTTTTGATACTCCATCTAAAAAGTAAGTTATTCCAGATGTATAAACAGTTCCGTTAGCTGCCGTTCCGATACTGAATGGGTGAGAAGCATTTGAAGCATCATCCATGTTAAAGATGTAAGTACCGCCTTCAGCAAGATCAAGAGTTACAGCTTCAGTTTGAAAATCATCAAAAATATACCTATTATTTCCAGAGAAATCGTGAACTTTTACTGCATAAGTTTTGCTATCTGTATTGCCAGCATTCCAGTTCCATACAACATAATCTATACCAGATTGATTAAAATAGGTGGTTGTGGCACTTCCTTTTGTGTATGAAAACCCATTAGCATCAAAGGAGTTCAGAAAACCATATGTTGCATTATCAGCAGCAGCACCTTCACCACCCGTTCCAGGTGAAGTTCCTCCTGCAAGATTTAATGCTTTACCACTTCCAGCACCACGGACAGAATCATAAAACAAGTGAACATAAGCTGCGGTTCTAGGTTTACTCCATAACCAATCAGGTTGAAATTCTAAAACATTAGTTTGTGATCCTGTAGCATTACCATTACCTGTATAAAGAACAGTATCAAAGTGTTCATCAGGAAAGTTTATTGTTGGGTCGGGTAAGTTTGCAGAGCACATTGATTTATAACCTGTTGGTGGGGTATAAGTAAACGGTCTTTGTCCATAATTAAACGATCCAGATTTAGTGCCAGAACTATTATCAGTAAAAGCCTCTGTAAAAAGAGTTCTACCTGTTGTAAAAGTATTTGTAGGAGAATTTCCTGTAGCTGGATCACCTGATTGCCAAGAATTATTTTTTGCATACCATATTTTTCCACTATCGAAATCAATAGCAACTCCTACAATATCGTTAGTTGTCCAAGAAGCATAACCAGATGTACCTCCTCCTCCAAAAGATGAAGAGTAAGAACCATTATTTCTATAAAAAGATCCCTGATTATTTTCCATATCGAACCAGCCTATAGAAAATATACCAGTATTGGTGCTTAAAAACTCAAAATACCATTTACCAGTTTTTAATCCGAAAGTGCTAACAGCAGTTCTATTATTAGAACTTGATTCAGTAAAATCTAAATTACCATTACTTAAAGTTGCACTTGGTTCACCTCCTCCTGATCCAAATGTAATGGGGTTTAAAGTACAAAAATTATTTGTAGGTGTATCTTCTAGTGAATCATTACCAGCACCAGCAGCTACAGAAAAATTATTTGGTGTGAAGTTGTTTCCATTACCAGAGGAATCTTTGCCAAGTGTTGTTGCAGTCGTTCCAGAATTGTCTGAAAAATTCAAATAAAATCCATTTGTTCCGTAACTTCCTGTATATTTTTTAGGATTCCATTGACCTGTTATAGAGTCTGTTTCACCAAAATATGAAGAATCTAACGCTAAACCTTGAACAAAGTTAATTTCTGCCATATAACCATCAAAATTCATGTCATTTGTAGCCCTTTTACCGATGTAATATGTCCAACTTGAATTAGTTAAAAATTCATAATTAGAATTTTGACTTGGATCACTACTACCGCTATTTCTTTCTTGTTGTACACCATTTATATATAATTTTTGTCTGTCGTTTGAAGTTGATAGAGTTGTATCAATAACTATTACTGCGTGATACCATGCAGAAAAATCTCTAAGAGTAAGATTTCCCATCCAGTATGGGCCAGCACTATTACCAAAATAAAAAGTACCTTGAAAGAACTGGGCATAAGCGAAACTACCATTGCTACCGCCAGCAAACATAGTACCTTGATTATTTGCACTAATTAAAGAGCTTATTTTGAACCAGTAACTTAAAGTCTGTTTTGTGCTATTTGTAGTTGAACTGGGACTTCTAGTTAATACTGCGTTATCAGCCCTATTGAATCTTAAACTACGATCTACAGCGTATGCCTTCTTCCCCCCAAAGAAGAATGGTGATGGACTTCCTATACTGGTCATTAGCTAAAGTTTCCAACAAACTGTGCAGAAATTTTAGTAGATGATCGAGCGATCCAAGCAATCATATCAACTGCATTTGCTCCTGTAGATAAAGTAGGTGCTGTGCCATCACTGAAGTCCCAATACGATTCAAATGCTGCGGTGTGGCCTCCAGTGCCGTCTTGAATAATAAAGATAACACCTGATTGACCAGCAACTAAAGTAGTAGGGTTAGCAAAGGTGGTATTTCCAGTAAGAGTGGTTGTAAAATTATTTCCTGTTTTAAAATCTAACGTTATTGTCGAAGCATAAGCAGCAGTAATAACTTCTCCGATAGTTCCTTTTGTAGTAACCCTTCCGTTACCACCAGACGTTCCACCATTATCAAATACAAGGGTATTTAGTCCGCTTGTTTCGTGTTTTACGTTAGTGACTTTTAATGTGCTCATTTAACTAGGTTTTGGATTGTCAGTTTTTACTTTTTCACAAGCTGCATAATACGCTTCTAATTTAGTCGAATCTCCCTTACTATTCCAGTACATAGCGTCTGCAAAGTCAGTTAAAGGTGGGTAAAGAACTTTTCTATCGTCCTTGTAACCATTAGCATCTTTGTACGCTTTAGCAGCAGCTTCTTCAGCATCTCTAGCAGTTTCTTCCTCTGCGGTAAAAGCAATTCGTTCTCCGTTGACTAATTTAAATCTTGCCATTATCTTTTAACTCCGTAAAGTGTGTATGAGTACTTATCAAAGTCTCCCGAACTTGTTACTAATTTAAATCCATCAGTATCAGTATCATATTCATAATATAAAGTCCCATTTTCTAATCTATAGTTACCGCTAGGATCTACTCTATTACCAGCCCAACAAGCATAATTGTTAGCCCCTGCATAATCGTTTGTTGTTTGCATAACTATATCCATTACAAATCTCCAACCTTCTAAACTGGCATTTCCTGCGCCATTATGTATCCTTGCAGTAGAATCATTGAGAGCCATTTCTTCATAATGGGCTGAACTGCCTGATACACCGATTAATGCCCATGCGTAATAACTTGATGATATGACATTAGAACCACTCATAAATTGAAATCTTACTTCCTGTGAATCTGTAGCAGGTATTCCTGCAAATACCAATTTAAAAGCTTTATATGTTGTTATATCTAAACTTTGAAAATCAATAGAAGTTACGTTAGTCGTACTATTGACATTTGATAATTTAACAAAATCACTACTTGGTGCTGATATAGTGTCAAAAGATAAATTACCCGATCCATCAGTTTTCATAAACTGACCAGCCGATCCATCGGTATTTGGTAGTTTAAATGCTACGTCTGCTGCCCCTGGAGCGTTGGTTGGAGAGTTGAGTGAAACAACATTACCGCCTGAGTGTTTGAGTGATATTTTGCTCATGATTAACTAGGTTTTGGGTTAGCGTCTTTAACGGCTTTAATGTGGGTAGCCCACGTTCCAGTTGTATCTAGTTTACCTGCAACAATATCCTTATACAACATATCAAGTTGATCTCCAAAAGAAGCATAAATTGTAGAGCCATCAGTTGTTCTATCCGTTTTGTATTTAACCGCAGCAGCTTCAGCGTTTAATGTAGTTCGTGCAGCATCTATTTTACTTTGCTCTAAAGTTACAGATTTTCCGTCTTTATCAAAAGCACCATGACTATCATCAATTTTAACAACTGTTCCACTATATGCTTTGTAAATAGCTTCGTGATCTAAGGTCATGTTGGGTCTACCTCCATAACAATCATAGTTGAAGTTCCTCTATAGCCAGTACCGTATTGATTTAAATATATTGTATTTGTTGCACTAGCTGCATAGAAAGGGCTATAAGTTCTAGCTGTTGTATTTCCAGCCGTTTCATATACTTGTATAAGTGTAGATTGCATATAACCATTAATGTAACCAAACATAATAGCATTACCGTGCATTGCAGCAGTAAATACTGAAGGTTCATACACATTTGATGTAGTTCCAGAAAAATCACTTGCAGTATTTTTCTTCATCATTGCCGCACAACCATAATTTCCATAACCGTTAGCAATAAGTTGTGCTTGTATTACGATTAAATTTGAGGCAGATGTAGGTGTAATTGTTACTCTTAGATCGCTACTAATCTCAACCATACTTGCTGATGAAGCAGAAGTTGTATCATTTTTTTGAGCAACTTTATATTGAACAATTTTACCAGCAGAAACATTAGTTAACCCTGATCCGTCACCACTTAAACCACTCGCAGTAATTGCAAATTTTTCTACTCCACCAGCCGAAAACTTGATAGTGTCAGCAGCAGGAAAACTTATTCCTGTATTAGCATCATCACCAGTTATAGCTGGTGCAGATACAGATCCAGCTACTCCTTTGATCGCTGGTGTTGTTCCTGATAGTTCTAAGCTCATAATTAAAGAATAACAAGAGTTGCACCACTTGGCACAGTTACTTCGACATTATTATTTATTGTAGGTGATACTGTAATTGCATTTTTACCAGCCGTTAAAGAATAAGTAGTTGTAATAGTTTGGCCTGTCTCCAGAAACACCTGATCTGTGCCACCTCCAGTAGCTCCAGCACCTCCACCAAGCTCTCCCCAACCTGTATTTTTATATCCTTCAAATCTATTTTGATCTGAGTTATATCTAAATTGTCCTATTGCTGCTGTTGGTGCTCCAGATTGCCCAGGTTGCTGTGCATCAGTACCAACAGGAACTTTCAAAAATCCAGTTGAGTTCATCGCTACATCACCTGTCATCGTAGGTGTTGCTGCATTAACTAAACCTAAATTAGCTTGTGTAATATTTCCAATAGTTGTAAACGTACCCGTTCCAGAAGATACCGCAGTACATATTTTTAGTAAGTTAGTAGACGAATCTATATGAGGTTGGAATTGAACTACATTTCCATCTCCAGAAGGATCTCCACTTGCAGAGTTTATTGTTCTTAAAGCTGAAAAAATATCATTTATTCCTGCACGAACCGCAGCACCCGTTCCATTGGCTACATTAAAATTATTACCCGTTTCTTTAGTTGTACTATTGACTCTTGCCATTTTGGTAATATTTTATTTTATTTTATCATCCCTTACCAAATCCGACAGCCTGATAAGTGAAATTTCTATCAATCGAAGCATTTGATGAATTTTTAAAGTGAACAGTAAATCCTGTACCGCTAATATTAGATAGTTCAAAATAATCACCACTAGCCATATTTTGTGCAGTTATTCCAATTGAAGGTAAATTTGAATTTACTCCACCTATCGCAGAAGTTCCAGTGAAGAAGGGATGGTCAAATGTAATAGTTTTTGCAGCAGGATTATTATTTGAATCAACACTTCTTTCAGTTAAAGTGCTTTGTTCAGTTCTTCTTTGGAATGATGCTGTATAACCTAATTGAAATACTCTTATGTCTTGGTCAGGATCTTCACTTGTAAGATTTACTTTAAATTTAAACCCTCTTCCTTTATATGTTCCATTCGCAAAAGTTTGAAAAGGTCTATATGTAGGCGATCCAGAAGTAGGGTCATCTTGAGTTACTGCAACTAACATTTCAGCGTTCACCTTTGTTGCTGTTACTCCATCAAAATCTACTCTTGCATCTACATCTGAAACAGAGTCAAACAAATCTGAAGGGAAAAATGCTTCAGTAAGAAAATGACGTTTTAAATCAATACTAAATACACTTCCCAAATCTAAAAATGCTGTTCCAGGTGCTCCCCCAAATTCATATGTACCTAACGGAGCGATACCTCCAATATCATCTAACGAACCAACAGTATCAAAATTAGTAATACTATCAAACTGTCCAATACCCGATAAATTTAAAGAATTTGTTGTAGCATCAAAAGCTACATTAGTTTTTATACCTTGGAATTTTGGAACATCTAAATCTTCTCGTCTTGATAAAGCAACTAAAGATGCAAGATTATCTGGTAAATCTAAAACTACACTTGCTTCTCCTGCACTAAATCTACCGCCATCATCTTGAAATTTTAAAATATATTCACCTTCTAAATATGGAACTTCAGCAGTTGTAGTATTTCCTGCAAGAGCTTCAATTAAATCTGTAGCATCTGAAAATGTTGCTGTTCCATCGGTTTTTGTAGAATGTCTTACATAAACACGACCACCATGAGTAACGTCTAAATCGGTAGATAAATTCCAACGTAATCTTACTAATTTATCGCTTATAGGTTCCCCTGTAAGACCAGTAACATCACCAGGAAGGGCACTTTTGCCAACAGCGATATGTGTAAAAGTTGTTGGGTTTGCTGAAGCCTCAAGACCTGAGTTAACACTAACTAATTCAAAATTATAAGTACCTTCTAATGAATCCAGTATTTGAAATTCGGGCGTTTGTGATTTTAATGTTTGAAAGTTGCCATCATCTACTTGATACTTCAATTCATAATGAATAGCCCTTGGCACAGAATTAAAGTCTATATTTAATCTTGTTCTAGCTCTATTACCTTCTGTAAAAAATTCTTCTGTAACTTCTGGAGCAGAAGGAGCAGGAACAGGTTCATTTAATATTGTTATATTGCGAACAGGTAATGCAGATCCATCTTCTATAAATGCAAATTTTCCTGAGTTATAAGCCGTTCCAACAATCGCATAATTGTCCTTATCTTCAGTTACGCTTACGACTCTCCATTGAGTGGTCTGTAAAGTTGTATTTTCAAGAATCCAGACACTATTCGTATTAGGAGCAGTAGTAAAGCTAGTCGCAACTGTTCCATCGGCTCTTGTAACTGAATTAACTGTAATCACTGCTCCATTTATTGAATCCACAACACCTTTTTCAACTGTACCGTTAGGCATGACAACACTTATTGTTGCGTTATTTGTAGCATCTAGATCGGTGTCTGCCGTATTATCAACAGTAATAGTTGTAGTTGTAGCCGAGCTAATACGACCACCCCGTCTTACCCCTGCCCTTACTGGATCGCTTACTTCAATTACTTGCCCTGGTCTAACAACTACACCTTCTGATATCCCAGTAGTAAAACTAATAGTTTCAGTTGAATTTTGCTCTTCAAACAATATAAATCTGCCTAATCTCCTAGCTTGATTTCTAGACGTACAACCAAAACCTGTTATCTTTTTATGAATAATTCCATATTTATTTTTAGCAGCAGTATCTTCAACAGTTTCAAAATCTGGTTCTTGATTAGTCATGTCAAAGTAAGATACAGATACAACAGTTGATCTTGTCTTTAAACTTGTACCAGAATATATAAATCCTTCAGAAGTTACGTTTGATAAGTTGAATAAATAACTAGCATCTGTAGGTCTATCTTGAGTGAGAGTTAAAGATCCTGCACTCCAAAATGTCATAGCTCTCATCACAGAACTAAGAGCCATTACTGTTTTAAAAGCATCTGCTCTTCTATTTAGGACAACATTGCAGCTAAATCTAGGTTCTTGACCTCCTTGACCATCATCAACTAATGCAGAAGAATAAACGGAAGCACTATAAAAAGAATATTTATCTAGTTGAGCTTCAGTAATATGTTCTCCTAACCCATAGCGACTTTCCGTGATTAAGTTAAATAATATCCATGCAGGATCAGTTGTCCAATGTGTAGTTGTAGTGAGCGTTCCATTAAAAGTACCACTGTAAATTAATCTTCCATTTGTTTGATCCACAGTTGCATTATGAGGAATCTTAACTTTTACTCCACGAATTCTGTATAAACGTCTTGGAATACTAGGAAACTGCTCTGCATCAAAACGCAAATAAGTATGAGCTACATTTGGATATGGCCTTTGTTCATCTATTATCTTTGTAAAAGATGACCACCTAAACGTATCTGTTATTCTTTCACTTGTGCTATCAGCAGAGTCTCTACCAACTGTTATTGAAATTGGGAAAGACGTATTTTCTCTTAAAGTAATTTTAAAATCTCTAGAATATGCACCTCTTGATTTACCCCTAACACTGAAAGCAGACGTTGGTACTGTAAGTAAATTTAGAAAACCACCAGGGCCAGTGCCAGTAATTTCATTCTTGTCAAAACGAGTTGTTCTTCCATTATTTTCAGTAATTAATATAAATACATCAACTGTGGTTCCTAAATTTTTGCCATCTTTCTCGTTAATATTAACAAGAGCATCAAAACGTATTGTAACTCTAACTTCGTCAATATTAGATTCGGTTATTGTTCTAGTTACTGGTGCTGCATTAGTTACTGGAGCATTTACACTAACTTCTGTTTCTATATCACTAACAACAGGTATTGAAGTTTGATTTGCCGTTCCAAAACGGGTTTTAAATAGGACTCTTTGAAAGTTAAAATCAGCATCCGTTATATTACTTGAATTTGCTGTTGATTTTACAATAGGTGTTTTGTCTAAAAACACATCTTTTAAAGAGGCTTTATTGTAAGCATCAGTTCCTTGAGTAAGTCCTGCTGCCGAGGGAAAACCTTCAATCTCTCCTTCACTTATAACTTCTACAATATTTACTGCTTGTCTACTTTGTACTGACGCTTGAGTTACAGTAACACTACCACCGCCACCTCCAAACCATTTAAAGGGGTTTAGTTGAATTTCTTTTGGCCCTGCTCCAAAATCAACTCCAGGTATTTTAAACATTATGTTCCTCCTGAGAAGTCCTCTGTATCAATTCCTGCTGATACAATTATAGATCCAGTAAAAACTTCGCCATAAACTACTGGTATCGCACTTCCAGCATTTATGGTATTTAAAATTCCATTAAAATTAAAACTATTTGGATCGTCAAAGTTGGTATCTTCTGGTGTAGGAGTTAACATTTCTGCTGCACCTGACAACGCTAAATAGATACCAATATTTCCTGCTGCTGCTAATAAAGATGTTCCTAATGTTGCTGTAGCTCCAGCTTTTAAACCAAAACCAAGTCCTCCAGAAGCACCGAAACTTACTCCAGCAGCACCTCCAGTAACTACAACAGCACCAATAAGAACTGCTCCTAATAAAAATCTTCCAATACCTCTTCTAGCACCAATAGCTACAGGCACTATTTTTATTTCCTGTTGACCTACAGGAATATCTAACTCTTTATCGTTTATTTCATAATCTCCAACTTTTACACAATAGTTTTGTTCTATCATGTGTGATTGTAAAGCAGGAAAATTTGCTGTTAAAAATCTAATCGCATCTATTGGAGAATTTATTTCAGCTTCAAAAGTACGTTGCCCAAGAAAACGAGCCAATCTCCCGTAAACTTTTAATTTACTGAGCATAACGATACCTCTTCTTTGTACATTCTATCCATTTTTGATCGTAAGTTTCTCTAGAACTAAGTCTTTTCACACAATGTTGAAGAATCGTTTGATCTCCTACATATAAAGCTACATGGTCTAATTTGCCTGTATTAGTTGTGTCCATAAGTAAAACATCTCCAATTTCTGTCTCATCATTCTCATCTATTTCTATAAAACCTACTTTGGGTAAACCATATTCAAATAAAGGAGATTCAGAAAATTCTTTTGGACTTTTTGGTCTTTTCCAATGTTTTATTGCTATATTTCTTTTTTGTTTATACCAATCAGTAATTAAACTCCAGCAATCTTGAATATCCCATACCCATTCTCTACCAATTAAACTTTTTTCATACCCAGAAGGTTCAAAATAATACCAATCTGATGTTTCTGGAGTAACAATATAAAAAGGTAAATCTAAATATTCACAACTGGCAAGATCAGCTTGACTAGGTGTAGGAGGATGATCTGGATGACTGTGAAATACAGCTACAATTTCGCCTTGATCTTCTGCATTTATCCAATCATCAGGATCTAAAATAAACTGTTCTCCTAACTCTTCAGCAAGATTTTTACAAGGAAAATATTTTTCTTTTCCTTTATAAACAGCTACCAATCCACAGGCTTCATGTGGTGCATCATTTTTTGCGTGTTCTAAAGCAATATCTTTCCAAGTCATCCTCTAAACGCTCCAATACCAGGGAATAGTTCTTTCGTTGCAATTCTTCCTGGTAGTTTTACATTTACTAAATCTAAAGCGGATTGAGCTTCCCATGTAACCACATTTCTATTTTCAGTAACTTTTCTATCTAAAAAATAAATTTCTTGTGGAAACTCTGCTGAAGGATCAGGAGTTCCATAAGGATTTGTATTGCCAGTAAAGTTTACAGCATCTAAAAAACGTGCCAAAGTTCTTATTCTTGTAAATTTTGCACCATTTAAGTCATTACCAACAGTATTTTGATTAATATTTTGCATTATTGATGTTATTGTTCCAAAAATATTACTTACTACAATCGTTGGTCTAGGTAAAGTACCCCTTGATCCAAACTCAAAACCACTACACTCAATAGGAAATCTTAAATATGAGTTGCCAGCCCATACAACTTCTCCGTTTGCGTTCATGTTTGCACCATTATGAAAACGATATAAGGTGTTTGAACCATGTAAAGCTGTATTCAGTTCAATCGTAAAAAGTTCGATGATTGAACCAGGGTTAATTGCTTGTAGTTCTGAAGTTGGTATTGCCATTAGGGTTCAAATACTTGCTCAAAACTAGCTGTTATTCTACTTCTATCTGAATCAAACATTTCTCTACCAAAACTTCTACAAATCCATTTATAGGTTGTAGCCTCATCAGGTGGAGACCAATCAAACGATGCACCATCTTTGCCTCTAGCTTCCAAAAATGTTTCTATTATGTCTGCATCACTGTCTTTTACATTAAAAGTAAGATTCCAAACTTTTGCATCTTGATTTAATCCAAAACTTACACGTTGTTGATAGCCGTCACCAAATTGTGTGATACGTTGTTGTGGCTGACTACGTTTTGTAGCAGAGTATTGTGGTTGAAAATCAGGAAAAGTAGCCATTATCTATTTAATATACCTCCAGGTCTTTGTTGTTTAACAAGTTCTCCTTGAACAGCAGCAGCTATCAATGCACCAAGTTCCTGTCCTCCAGCATCATCACCTTGAACATCTGAACCTGATGCGTCTACATTAACAACAACATTGTTAGTACCGCCACCTCCTCCAAGTTTATTATTTGGTACAACTGTTCCAGTAGACCTAGGAACAAAAAGTTCTGGCCCTTTTTCTCCTACAAGGAAAGATTTACCTCCTGCTGCTGTACCTCCTTTAGCTAACTTACCTCCTGATAAGAAGCCTAATATACCACCGCCTTTTTTACCTGATGACCCAAGAATATCGCCAAATAATGCTTGGTTTAGTGCCATATCTAAGAACTTGTCAGCAACATTGTTGAGCAGATCGCCAAGAGTAGAAGTTCCTTTTATTAATCCTGCTATACCATCTTTTATGTCCGTTCCAATGCTTTGAGCTATGCTTTCAAACGCATCTCTTACTGCTTTAGCATTTTCGGCTTGTTCTTTCAAGTCTCTATTTATTTTTACAGCATCTTCTATTCTCTTTTGTTGTCCCTCTTCTAAGTCTTTAAATACCAGCCCCATTTCTTCAGCTTTATTTTTTATTGCTTCTTGAATTAAAAATTCTTCTTCTTTGCCAGCTTTTATAGCTCTATTTAATTGATTTTCTTTTTCTAAATCGGATATTCCAGCAGTAATTAACTTATTTGTTTCTGCTCTCCTTTTATCTTTGTCTTTTTGTAAAACTAAACTTTCGGCTATCTCTAATCTTTCTGCTTTGGCAGCCCTTAAATCATCCTGTTTTTGTTTAGCTCCTGATCTTCCTGTTGTTTCTCTGGCTTGAATATTAGCTATTTTCCGATTTACCCCTCTAAATGCTGGGTTATTTGGATTTTGAGCTACGAGATCCCTTGCTCTGCCTCTTAAGTTAGCGTCTGCTCCTGCATCTAGAGCTTGGTTTAACAGTTTGGCTATTGCTGCCTGTACTTTTGTAAAGAATAATGTGACTTTATTTCCTAATTCTTGGAAGGTTTCACCAAATTTTCTCAGCTCTTCTGCTTTGTCTGCACCTATTTTTTCGCCTAACATTTCCAAGGCTGCGTTGTAGGCAGCTTGTTTACCCAAGTTTTGTTCGATTAGCTGGAGGCGTTTTTCTTCTACTGTTCCTGCTATGCCCATTGCCTTTGACATAGCGGAGATGTTTGGATTTAGGCGGTTCATGGCCTTTCCAAGTTCGCCTATACCATTAATTGCGTTTTGGATTGATTGGACTGCTGCTGTGGCTGCGATACCTCCTGCAAAACCACCCATCTGGCCGAACATTCCACCAATACCACCACCTAAAGCTCCTGCTGCTGCTACCCCTGGACCTTGACCAAATAACAGAGGAAAACCACCACTTATTGCTGCACTTCCAAAATCAAAACCTCTTCTTGCACCTAAACGAGTGGCTAACCCTCCAATCGGATTATTTAGGCGAGTTCTTCTACCTGTCTCATCTCTTGATTGCCTGTCTGATAATCTACTGAATGGACCTTGAGGTGGCTGGAATATTCCAGGTTCTTGCGGACCATACTGTGATGCTAAAAACTGAACATTTTTTCCTGTTATTTTAGATACTTTGCCTAAATTTCTTACACTCTTATCTAATTGCTCTATGCCTCTAACTGCTGGTCTTAGCATCTCAGTGCTAGGAAGAAGTTTAGCGTTTATTGCTTTTTGTTTATCTGCATCTATAACTCCCTCTGCCTTACCAGCTAATCTATTAGCTCTGCCACTTAAACCTAGTAATCCTACACGATCTCCAGCAGTAAGTCCTGTTGGAACTGGTTTTATTTTAGATGCAGCTTCAGCAGTTTTTACTGTGGCAGCAAGAGTTTTTTCAGCCTCTATAACTACAGTTTTTCTTAACTCAATTTCTTTTCTAAGAATTTCTAAATCTCTACTGTCTTGACCTCTACCAATTCTTTCTAGATCCGCTATAGCCTCTTCTAGTTCTAAACTTTCCCCTTTTAATTTATTTTTTGCTCTTATAGCTCTATTCGATTGCCCTAAAGCTGTATTTTGTAATTTTAAAGCAGCTATCTCTTCTTTTAATGGATCGGGTTCAGAACCACCGCCTCCACCGCCACCTCTACGGCCACCGCCCCCTCCTGCTCCTCTGTTTAGTGCATTTACATTTCTACTGATACTGGATAATTTAGTCTCTAATTCTGTGACCTGATTTAGATTCTTTACACTTACATTTATCTCAGCGTTATATGCCACGATCCAGTAAAAATTGAATATTTATCCTATTTTACATTAAATAAACTGATTAGCACTATCTCCTACGTCTTATTTTTTCAAACTCTTTCTCCTGCTCTTCGTTTATTACTTGAAAGTATGCACTCCAGCCTATAAGTTCCTGCTCTGTCATTTCTCCTATTTCGTGGAGAGTTTTGCCTAATTCTTTGGCTACCCCAAACTTGAGCATCATCCAGTTATCTCTTTTTAACTGGCTGGCTAGGATTTTGGGTCTATTGTTTCTCCCTCCTCTGCATTTATTACTGCGAGCATAAGAGATTGAAGATCGCTGTCTTTGACTTCATTTTTAAGAACGTCTATTTCTCCTGCGTTGAATAGCTTTGTTCCGTTTTCGTCTAACGCTTTGTTTATTAATAATTGTAAAGCAAAGCCATTTGAGTCATCGCTTCTTACTTGTCTTTGTGCCCTTTCACGCTCTGCCATTGTTAAGGGAGTTACATACATGACGAAGAGCGATCCATCGGATAGGGTTACTTCTTTTTTAACTGGATCGAGATTTGCAGCTTTTCTAAGCCTGTCGAGAGCGTTCATTGTCGCCATAAATTTCATATTGCTTTTATTAGTGTACTTCATTATGCAATAAAAAACCTCGGATTGACCGAGGTTCATAATAATTAATAACTGCTAGTAAAATATTATGCAGTCTTAGATAAGTCGAATGTAGGAGCAGCACTAGGTCTGAAGGCTATCTCTACAAGTTGTCCGTCATCTGGGTTTACGTTGAAACTTGCAGAAGTAAGAATGATATCTGCCAAAATTGATCTACTTGCGTTTTGATCTACGTTAGCACCACTCATCTGACGATCAATATA